CACGTAGCCGGTGCCGCCGTTGATGACGGAAGCCGAGACCACGCAGCCGGTCAGGTTGGCGATACGGACCGTAAAACCGTCGGCCGAAACCAGTTGGATGCCGCGCGTCCATGCAGCGCCGGACGCCATCGTCCACGTCTGGGTGACGGGATCGAGGAATTGCAGGACGCAGTACATCCCGAGGCCGATGACCCAGTCACCGGCGGGGATGACAAACGAATCGCCGGGGCTGAGCGCCAGCCGGTTGGTCGATGCGTCCTGCGGAGCGTTCTGAATTTCCGAAGGATAAAGATTCTGCGGGTACTGCAGGCCTACCCCCGGCCCGCTCAAATTTCCGGTCATTAGAACGCGCTCCCCTGAAGGTTATAGCCATGGAACCCGCTGACAGACTTGGCGGAAATGATGTCGTAGCCGCAAACCACCACGCCCTGCTGACCGATCTGGCCGAGCGGCACGAGTGAGTAGAAGCCCGAGAAGTCGAAGGCTGCGTCTTCCGACATGTACATCGACGTGTACTTGACATTGACGCCGAAGCACTCGCCCTTCGGACAGAAGTGGTCGGCGAAAATCGGAATGCCCGACACGACCAGGTTCGGGAAGGATGACCGCACCGCGGTGTCCATCGTGTAGGTCGAGCCCGGCGGCGGATTAATCTGCTCGATCGAGATGAAAGTGTTGTTGAGCGTGGCGTAGTCGCCTGGGTTCATCACGACGAAAGTCGGCGCCTCGCCGCCAGCAGAATCGGTCACACCGGCAAGCAGCGTTGCCATGCCGGCGCGCGTGAAGCCCGCTGCGCCCTGACTGTAGGTGCCGGAATTGAGGTTGATGTACTGGCCCTTGAAGGCCGAGTTGCCCTGCTGGTTGCGATTGATGCCGCCGTAGGTCGGCACGTTGGTACCGTCGTCGAAGGCGTTGTAGAACGAGTCGGGCAGCAGCGGGTTGGCGGAGTTGTTGGTGAAGGAAAGGCGGGCGAAGTTCTGCCGGGTAACCGCATAGACGTCGTTCATGCGGCTCTTGAGCAAAGAAACTTCACGGTCAGTCGCCTGGATCACCGTCTCGCCGAACGGCAGCGGCACCGGCACCACCCAATACGCAAGATTCCACTGTCCGTTTTGTATGCCGGGGGTGATAACGGGGCTGTTGAAGCCGCCACCGTAGCCGGTGAACTGGCCCTGAACCATGCTGTTGCCCTGCAACGGTATGGTCACCTGGTTGAGGCCGCCGGCGGCGCGCTGACTGTTACCGGTCATATAGAACAGCGTCGGCGAGCCAAAATATAGCTGGACGAATAATTTTGGCACAAAGGCACGTCTCGTGACGGCCGAAAGCTCAGTATAAAGGGACCCTGCGGCGGGCGAGACACCAAGACCTGGGAGCGGCAATCTAGCCTCCTAAATTAGCGGTGCGAACCGCGAAGTTCCGAAAGAGTCGCGTTCACCATCCGCATGGCAGCGGCATCGGCCGCAGCACCGTCGCCCTTGTTGGCTATCAGCGCGGCAATATCCTTGTCGCTGTCAGCGGAATGGTCGGTGAAATTCCATGCCTGCCCGGTCATACCCGACGGCGTGGTCGGAACCTGCGGCGGATTCGACCGCTCGAAGATCGCAACCGCGTCATCCACGTCGAGAAGACCCTTGTCTTCCATCAGCTTGCGGACGGCAGCGATGCCTTCATCGGTATATTTGTGCTGGGACTTCAGGCGGGAGAAAGCGGCTTCCTGCTTACCGGAGATCGAGGCCAAAAGCTGTTCTCGCTTCTCGTCCTCGCGCTCTTTCTTCAGCGCGGCAATCTGCTCGGTCAGTTCGGTCTTGAGCGCGTTGACCGGCTCAAGCTGGTTCTTCTCGGCGTCGAGGGCCGGCGTGGCGGCGTTCGGATCGACCAGCTTGTGCGCTTCCTCGAGCTTCCTGCGCGCCTTGGGATCCGCAACGATCTTGGAGGCAACCGCTGTCAGCGCCGCCATCCGGTTGTATTCCGCCTCGTCGACCTCGATCTTCGCCATCGCTTACTTGCTCCCGATCGTCGAGCCGGCATTCGGAACGTGGCTGAGCGTCAGCGCGCCGGATTTCTCCTGGCCGGGCAGGTGCGACTTGCGCCCGCCGATAGCGATCGATTCCATGTCGACGCGAACAATTTGCTCGTCGGAGGTCGGGATCGTCTTGGCGCTGTTCTGAAACAGGTTTACGTTGGACATAACGGTCTCCTCAGTAGCCGTGTCCGCGGCGGGGCCGCTGGACGTTCTCGACGCTCATATCCTTGTTCGGAATATTCATCGCCGACTCGTAATTCTCGTGCATCTCGACCCGGGTCTGCGCCGTGCGCACCACATCCGGGCTGTTGCCTTTCGGCGGCATCTCGACCACCGTCTTGAAAATCGTGTTCTTCACGCCGCTGCTCCCGGCTGTTGCTGGGCGCCCTGCTGGCGCATCTGCTGCACGGCCTGCATCTGCTGATTGTTCTGCGCCATCTGACGCTGCTGCGCTTCGATCGAATTCTTCTGCGCGGCCGGCGTCACCGACCCTGCCGGAACGAACTTGACCAGCTTGTTGAGACAGTCGAGGACGGCCTTGCCCGCGTCGGAGCTGGCCCCGAGTTCGGGCAGCATGGATTCCATCGCCTTGACCAACACCCCCAGCTTCTGCAACCCGGCAGCCTCGTAACCCTTGTTCGGCGTCGACCCTGTAGCTGGCGTCGATCCGAAGGGAGGTTGCTGGGGCTGTCCACCCGGGGCTGCGGGAGCTGGGGTTGACATTGGTTACTTGCGGTGCTTCCGCTTGCCTTTGCGATTGCGAATCATTGCCCGAATTCCTTCTGGCTGAATGACGCGGGATTGCGCCGTTGCCAACCTCGTGGGGTTTCATAACGAAGGCGAGAGGCCGTATTTGGCAACTTGTAGGAAATTTGTTGTTGTTTTGCGGAACTTTATCATTTAGTGTCCGCGACCATGGCGAATGGCACTCACCGGCGATGGCTTAGTCTCAAGGAAGCCGCCGACATTCTCGAGGTCCACAAAAGCACGATGTACAAGCGTGCTCGAAAAGCCGTGAAGAAATACGCGGTCAAACAAACGGGGATGCCGGTCGTCCGTCACGGGCGCGGGCCTTTCAAATTTCCTTCCGAAAAATTCGAGCAGTGGGCCGAGCACCCCACGGATTAGGGATTTACCAATGTACAGCCTGACGATTCACTTCGGCCCGAATGCAATGACGTGGATGTTTTTGTTCAAGGAAAAAGAGAACGCGTCGGCGGGATGGAAAAACATCGTCGGTGATTCGTTGGACATAACCGACGATTTCGGACAACGTGCCGTTATCAAACTGAATTCGATCCATGGCTCCGTGCTCGAAGACCTCGACCTCACCGAAGAAGCGCGCATCTATCGCAGCCTAGCCAACGCCCGCGGCGAAGTGAAAGCGCGGCAACGCGCGGCAACCGACCCAGTGCTTCGTACCGCGCAAAACGGACCAGCGGTGATCTCGCCGAATTTTCGGCAGTGAGTTTCGGGCGGCGCAGTTTGCAGCGCTCTACCCTCGGGAGAGTGTGGTCTTTGAGTGATCTTGGACTATAGGCGCCGCCCGGAAGCCTTTAATGCCTCCCATGCCCCTTCAACATCGCCTCGATCGCCTTGTCCTTGCCCTCGGGCGATAACTGCTTCATCAATTTCTCCTGCATCTCGGCGCCCTGCTTCTTGCGCTCGAGGAATGCCGCCTTCGCCGCTTCCTTGTCCGGGATCGGCGAGTGGTCGATCAGATAAAGCCCTTCGAGCACGCTCATCTTCGCCAGCGCAAACATAACCTGCTGGAAATCATCGGCGAATATCGGGCTCGACGAATGGCTATCGACCGTCACGCGCCAGTCCGCCGGCATATCGCTCAACATGAAGCCGGTGCCCTCCATATCCTCCGGATTGGTCCAGTATTTTCGGTCTTCCTTCGCCTCCATCAGCGTCATGGTGAGATCGGCGCAAGACGCGCACTGGCTTTCCAGTAGCAGCGAGCTGTCACGGTGCACCGAGGACGCCGTTTTCAGCAGTGTATCGGCGTGGGCGCCGGCGCGAACGCCCGACTCGCCCTTGCCCTGCATGACTTCCGGGAAATTTCCGAGCGTATTGATCTGCTCCTGCAAATATTTGATGATCGGCAGCAACTCAGACGGAAATTTCGGCGTCAGATCCTCGACGCCGCCGCCTTGCCCGAGATTCCAGTACCCCGCGAGCCTGCCTTGCGCATAATTCTCATCGGTGATCGTGTTGTCACCCTTGAACGCGAGGATCTTGTCGATTTGCAAGCCGATCAGCCGCTTCATGTCATCCAGTAACACCGACAAAAAGCCCTGCGGCTCCATCAGGTCGATCAACTCGCTCCGCCCCCAGAACCAGTTGACCATCGGATTCGGCTGGATCAGGCGATATGGCTGCGCGTGCTCGACACCGAGCAGGTTCGATCGCTTGAACCGTGTCACCAGGATATCCGGCTCGACGATCTGCAACGTCGAGTAATCATCCTCGTCCTTGATCCACAACTCGTGGAATTTGACCGTCGGCGCACCGTCGGTCGGACTGATGGTCGGATAGTTCGGATCGTTGCCGATCTGGACGATGCCGCCCGGTATCGGGCGTGTCGCCGACTGCACGCCGGTATTGATCTGCGACGTCGACAGCACGTTGTGGAAGAAGCTGTCCGGCCCGCTGCCGGTCGATTGACCCATCTGGGCGTGGACCATGATGTCGGTGTACAGCTTCTCGGCTTTCGGAAAGCGCCAGATGCGCTGCCACACTTCGGGGCCGGTCAGATACGACGTCTCGCACAATGCTTCCTGATTCTCGATGTCGCTCTCGCTCTCGCGATAGACACCGAAATTCCACGGCATCACCAGTTTCTTCTCGTAGGAAATGCGCTGACGTTCTTCCGGACCTTCGACCTTTGGCCATTGCTTGAGGATGGCAGCGCCGTATTTAAGCGCCTCGTAAGTGCCCTGCCCGAACAGGTGCCCCAGTCCTTCACGCTCCCAATGCCGGGTCAGATGCTTGGCGGCGACTTGTCCGCGCTTGATGACGGTCGGAGAGTAGTCATTATCGAAGTCGCAGGAGAATTTAAGTTCGACCGGCGAGAACAGATGCGACGCGGTGCGCTCGAGGTGCGCGTTCATCATGTTGATAAGCGACTTGGTGCCATCAGGGCGGCCAGTCTCCGCCACCTGATTGAGCAGGCGGTAATACGCCGCCCGGTTGCTCTGGCTGACCCGGCAGGTTTCGATCAACTCGTTCGCGAACGGAACGAGTTCTTTCTCGCCTGTCGGTATTAGGATCATATCGGCGACCTGTAATTCGGATTATCGCTTATCTGCTTCGGCAGCGGAGCCTGGCCGATCGGCGGCAACGCTGCTTGTACCTTATTGCGAGCGCGCAAGCCAGCATAGGGCTCAGGACCAGAGTGCGACTGGGTAGCGAAGTTCTGCGCCTCGGCAACGCCAAAGCCGGTCTTCAAGCCCCGCGCCTGCATCTCCGCCATCCGCTGCGTCACCGCATTGTTGACCTCCGGAATGGAGAACTGGGCATCCTTGCGGTCGGTCATGTCGGTGATTTTCAATCCGGACATCTCGGACACCGGCACGCCGGCAGTGGCAGCGGCGAGTTCAGCGCGAGTCTCCGAGCCATCCATGATGTCGCGCGCAACCTTGTCGTTGGCCTTGGTCTTGTAAGACAGGATGTTCGGCATCACCACGTCGTCATCGGCTCTGCGGTTGTTGATGTCGGTCTTGCAAATCGGGCAAAGATCGGGCCAGCCCTCGCTGACGTCGTACTTGAATTTTTCCCGGCAGGCGGGGCACTTCAGGACGATGGGCATGACTTCGATCTCTTTCCGATCCAGCGAATCAAGCTACATATCATCGCGACAATGATGACGGAAGCGAGCGGCCATGAATGAAGAATCTCGGTAGCCAGGATCATCGCCCGTACCTCCACGTATTCTTCATCGCCAACCGCTGCGCATTGACCCGGCTCTGCTGCTTCTGCCCCATGAACGCCGACATCATGTTCTGGTTGAACAACTGGGTCTGGTCAACGACGCTCTTGTGCTTCTTGATGCGCTCGGCCTCGCGCGTCCGCTTCTGCAC